AAGATATTGCAGATCGTGCAAAGGATCCCGTTCGTGAGCAAATGGCCGCAGAAACGCAAAAAGCCGCTGAGGTAGACCAAGCATATGCCCAAAAGGCACAGCAGGAAAACCTAGCGGCTCGTGTGGAAGAACTGAAACAAAAACTAGAGGCTCCTCGTAGGGGTCCTCGTGGTCAGCGTGGCGCTATTGACACCGAAGCTGTTAAAGAAATGGGTGACCTATTCAAAAGGGGTGCAGCTACTGCTATGGACGTTCTTCGTTCCTTTAAGGGAGCGTTTACAGAGAATGAACATGGTTTAGCAATGAAAAGTGTTACCAATCCTAAGAGTTTGGACACTGTGGCTCTTATGTCTCCTGAGGAATTTCATCAACTAGCTTCTGGCCGTACTCCTGCAGAACTCAATGCTTCCTATACTCCTCGTCTACATGAATCTATTCGTGAAGGACTAAAGAGCAAGAATGGCCTATGGGAAATGCCTTATCTACGTGTAGACAAAGAAGGACAGGTTACTGCTCATGAGGGCCGTCACCGTATGGATGTATTTAAGGAACAGGGTATTGACCTTGTACCTGTACGCCTACGTAAAGAAGCAGGAGAAGGATGGGCTACAGCAGACTTACCTAGAAAAATAATCCCACAAGATTTTAAAGACTCCCCTCCTGTTATTAAAGAACTGGCTAAAAGAGAGTTCCCTCAGATTTTGACGGAGCGTAAACCTATTCAACTTCCTAAGAGTCAACGGGGTGCCATTATTCTTGCTGAAAAAGCAGGAAAAAATGTAGAGCTTGCTAAGAAACTTTTAAAGCAAAAAATGTCTCTTGCCACGGTCTTTGATTTAACAGGAGTATATAAAGAAGCAGGTAAATTTAAAACAGCTATCTCAGATGCTGATGCGAAAATATTACCAAAAGCAAAAGAACAACTTGAGCATAAGACTTTAACATTAGATAAAGTTATTGACCACGATGCTTTATTTAAACTTTATCCCGAACTAAAAAATGTTCTAGTAATGCTAACAAACTCAGGTTCTCGTTTTTACCGTTATGGTAAAATCATGATTATTCATATCGATGAGAGTGCTCCTTTTAAGTCAATATTATTTCATGAGATCCAACATGCAATTCAAGAAATAGAAGGGTTCAAAAAGGGAGGTAATCCTATTGAAATTATGAATCGCCTTAATCTTTCTCCAGAAGAAGGTTTTAAACAATACCATAAGTTACCAGGAGAACAAGAAGCTCGTTTCACTGAATCTGCTGTAGATAAAACACAACCCTCATTAAATGCCGAGGTTAAAGATTTATTAAAAGCAGAATCCACTCCAGGCACACCTGAACGTCTTTTCTCTTTACCTAAGTCTCAAAGAGGTGCTCTTGATTTTGGCAAGCCTGCTCCTGAAAAGGCTAAAGTTGTTGATGATCTTCTAAAGACTAAACTTTATCAAGAATCTACAGATCCTAAAACAATTGTTAAGGATGCTCTTGCTGAAGGCAAGGACGGTAGTGGTTCTATTCTTCTATCCGCTGGTGGAACCCTTGAAGGTGCCAAGCGTAACAGTGCCCTTATTAAAGGTGGTGTACGTATTGTCCAGCGCCTGAAGAATATTGCAGAAGATAAGATCCGTACTTCTGTATTTCCTGTAGAGAAGCGTCTACGTAAGCTAAGCTCTACTGAGTTACAAGATTTATCTAAGGTAATGAAGAGTGAGATGTTTGACGGAACACCAGTACCAATGGAACGTCTTGCTGAAATCTTTTCTGAGAAGCAACTCGCTGCCTACAGCGAAATGCGTCGTATGTTTAAAGACGCTTTGGACACACAGAATGAAGCACGTGCTAAGCAAGGCCTTGATCCTATTACAGCACAAGAGGCTTATCTAAGCTCTCGTTGGAGAGGTGACTTCCGTCGCGCTATTTATAACAAAGAAGGTAAACTTGTTTGGTATTTGGCAGCAGAAACGAAAAAGGGCCTGGACACTCAAGCCCAAGCCCTTGTTAAAAAGTTCCCTGATTTAGCAGGAGGCAATCATGTTGACCATGTGACTCGCTCTGTTGGTCGGGATAATTTACAATCGTTGTATAGCACAATGCTAGATGTATTGGGTCGTGATGATCCTAAAGTCGAGCAGGTTAGACAATGGGTTGAAGATCAAACACGCATGGAAGCTGAGGGTGCTTTAGCACAAACAAAGCACTTTGAGAAGAAAGGCAATGTACGTGGCTTCATTGGAGATCGTCCAAGCAACACAATGTTTGGTAAGTTGGATCCCAAGAAAGAAGCTTTGGCAATGTTCCAAGAGCAAATCAACTACGCTAAGAATGCTCACAAGTGGGCAAGCTTACAAGAAGCTGGTGCTCAACTTAAAGAGATCTTTAGCAATGAAGATTTACAAACACAGCAACCAAAGAACATGCAGTACTTACGTGAGTACTACCTTGACCAAGTTGGTATGGGTACTGCGAAAGTTGTCCGTCATCTGGAGGATGCTTTCAAGGAAACGGGCATTAGTCCAAAGGCTGTTGAAGGAGGAATTAATTCTATTAAGAGTCTCTGGATTTCACAGAAACTAGTTGCTTCGGCTGGCTTTATGTTATCCAACGTTATTCAGGCAGGCAACATGATCCCGCACTTGATAGACCTTCAACGTACCTACAAGGGTAATCCACTAGCTCTTCCTGCTGCTCTTATCTCTGGCTTTGCCGAGGGCATGCTAATGGCTACTGGTCACCTTACGGGGACGGCAAAGGAAATGATTAACAGTGCTAAGTACCGCCCAGGAGACAGTGTGTTCTCTGCTAAAGCCATGAAGTACGCTGAGGACAATTCTGTTATTGCTCGTAGTATTTATGATGAAGCTCCCATTGAAAGTTCATTTAGTAACACAGGTCGTATTGCTAATGGTCTAGGTAAAACTATCTCTATGCCAGAAGCCTTCTTACGTAGTGTTGTTTATATGACATACGTGAACATGCTTAAATATGGCGGTAAGCTTACCAACGATATGGAGATTTTCCGTATTGCTGAAGAGAAAACAAACATCTCTATGGGTGACTATCGCACAGGTGAGCGTGCTCTAATCTTTAGCAAGCTAGGAACTACAGGTTCAGCACTTAACCTGTTACAAACCTATCCAATGAATTATTACAATCAATGGAGTTGGGCTGCTCGTGAAACAGCACGAGGAAACCCAGCACCTATGGCAGCCATGTTCGCTGTACAAGCTACTGCTGCGGGTGTCATGGGTATTCCTGGGTTTGCTGATACAGATAAGCTTTGGAATGGAATTAAAAACATTCTTGCCGAACACTCACCGAAAGCATGGAACTCTGTTAAGGATATTGACCTTAAGAGTTTTGTTCTCAATAACTTTGGTGAAGCGGGTCTTTATGGGGCCGTGTCGAAAGCATCCGGAGTTTCTGTGACTTCGAGAGCGGCTGCACCGGCTGGATCTGAAATGTTGGCGAATCCTCTAGCTCCTGCCATTGATCTTTCAAAACAGGTCGTAAACGCCGGAGCAGCGATCCTGTCGCCGTCTGATAAGCAAAAGACAGCTCAGTCGCTGTTAAGTTCTGCACCTGTTGGCCTACAAGGCTATCTGGAAACTGGGCCTCTACGGGAACAGACATCTGTTGAGCGAAATGGTCAGAGGGTGTATGGAAAAACCACTGACTTGGCAGCGCGTGAAGGGCAGTACTCCAGGAGTCCGTCTGAAGAGAAGTTGCGGTCGTTTGGCTTGCGTTCCCAGAAGGAAACATATGAAAAGGATTTGGCATATAAAACTCGTAGTAAAGATGTTCAAGCAGCTACTGTTGCAAGTAAACTACCTGATAGGGTTTATAATGAAGTTAGAAAAGGAAACATTGACGAAGCTAAGGTTTACATTCGTATGTATGCTGAAATTACAGGAAAACCCATGACAGAGGATATGTTCCAAAGTCGTATTATGGATGAGTACACAACTTCTGCGGAAAAGGCAACTATGAAAGCTAAAACACTTCCAGGTATTGCTGCTCTAAAGAATCTTCGTGATTTATTAAAGGAACAAAATGCTAATCAGTAGACTACAACTTGCGTGGATCTACAAGGAGGCCGACCAAAAACTTATTGATCGGTTTCTTGATCCCATAAACAAGACTCTTGAAGAATTCGAGATAAACACTCCTCAACGGATTCGCATGTTCCTTGCCCAGATTGGGCACGAGTCGGGCCAACTTCGCTATCGGAAAGAGTTAGCGTCAGGTGCAACTTACGAAGGTCGAAAAGACTTGGGAAACACAACACCTGGAGATGGCGTTCGCTATAAGGGTAGAGGACTGATTCAAATAACTGGAAAGTACAATTATGGACTTGCTTCACTAGCTCTGGGTTTACCTTTGTTAGAAAAGCCAGAGTTATTAGAAGAAGATTTGAATGCGTGTCGGTCTGCAGGATGGTTCTGGTATAAGAGTAATCTAAATGCATTGGCCGACATGGGTAAGTTTGAAACCATAACTCGTCGTATTAATGGTGGTTTGAATGGTTATTCCGATCGTTATAAGTTGTATCAACGTGCTTTTGAGATTATCAAATAATGGATGACTTTCTACAAAGAATGTTTGGTGCTAGCGAAGGTAAGAATGCTGCTAATTTTATGCAGCAACTTGCCAAACGTAACATTTCTTTTAAACCAGATAGAGAGAATCTAGGTTGGGTAAACGCAGATGAACCCAATACAATTAACCTAAATGATTTGTATAATCCTCCTAACCTATTAGCATCTCCTCAGATGATTACAAATAATCCACGTAAAGCTCTGGATACAGCCTTACATGAAATGTTTCATTCACAAGATTTTATGAGTGGTCGTAATGTAGGAGCGTTTAATCCTAGAACAGATGGTGCTTTACATGAGTTTACTTCTGAACTAAGTAAACAAGGAGTGACTAAAGGCAATCGTTGGACACCTGATTATAGTCCTTATACTGAATCTAAAACACGTCTTCGTCAAGAAGATATGCAACTTCCACAAGGTCAAAGTATTCTAGATAAACGAGAAGTACAAAGTATTATAGAAGATGCTTATAAGAAATATCATCGTCCTGGTTGGATAGGAGAACCCACATTAGAAGGGTATAAGAAAGGTATTCAACAAGCTATGTATCCAGAGCAACGTTGGATTGAACCTCGTGAGCCGACTGTAAAAGAACAAATCTCAGATGCTTGGGACAAACTCAAGGACGTTTTTAAATAAGGAGGTATAATGGCCTGTAAACCAAAGCCTAAAACTAAACCTAAGAAATGAAAAAAGCCCGCTTCACAGCGGGCTTTTCTTTTTATACTCCAGGTTTTGACTTAAAAACCTGAACAGGAATAACACTGGAATCACCGTCAAGCCAAGCAACTTTTACAAGTTCGCCTTCTAGCTTCCAACAGCCATCCACAGCATCACTCTTTAGTTTCCAATGTACAAGTTTAGCAGGAGCCTGACAAGGCCCTGTTTCTTGTGTAAGGGTCACTAAAGCACCGTTAGGTGCTGTTGCAGACAGAGTATTCGGTTGTGCAACGCTAGACGCCGCAAGAACCGCCATGACCAGTCCACTCACAAATGTCGATAACTTCATCATATACTGCATCCTTATGTTTAATGGCCTCTTCGTAAGGCACGCTGGTTAGGGGTTGACCTCCTCGACTTCCATCTGGATAACACGTGAATCCCCGTAAACGCGGTGCGTATTTCGCAAGTACATTGCTAAAGTGTGCGCAGTGTTTTTCATTATTGTTTTCTGAACCCCAGGCAGGGAGGTTAATGGTAGAGGAAATTGACATGTCAACGTAATCTTGAATGTCCGCTTGGAATCTAATTCTTGCTTCGTAGTCATTCGATAAATCTAGAGCACTTGTAATGTTCTCCGGCTTTACGGAGTATCGGTTGATAAGATCTTGGGCTGTTGGATCAATAACATATTGGTACTTCCACTTTGTTCCTTCAGTGAGAAAGCGGCGTTTGTAAGCAACTGCGAACAAAGGTTCAATCCCGGTCGTAGTACCGGCAAGGATGCCAATGGAACCAGTAGGAGCGATTGCACGATATGCAACGGGACGACTAATGTAGAATCTGTCACAGTGCTCGTTTGCGCTTGATTCAGATTCACTTTGATATACCTTTAACCATTCGTGGAGTTCGGGGGTAACTTCATATTTTTGTCCTCGTTGGAGTAGCCATTCGTGAATTCCCATCAAACCTAAACCAAGTCTACGATTCTTTTCTCGAACGCGATAAACTTTTTCATAAGGTAGGTCTGCCCGTAGCGTTCCGCAAACAAGGAATTTACTAGCAAGATTAACAACAGAGGTAAACTCATCAAGGTTAGAAATATTGCCAAGATTGATACTTCCAAGGTTACATACATCGGAGTCGTCTTCGGACGTAACTTCTGTACAAGCGTTTCTAAGAGTTTCATTTTGTTTCTTACCAAAGTTAAAGCTAAAGCCTGGTTCCCCTGTCATCATGGCTTGACGACAGTTCTCAATGAAGACTGGACATTCGTCTAGTTTTTGTAAAACGCCTTGTCCATATAAAGCTGCATCGTCATAGTTCACAGAGATATTTGTCATATCTAGTGGACCAGGGAAGTTAAAGTCTTTTAGCTTTTGTTCTCGAACCACCTCGGACCAATTTTTTGCTGTAAGAAACGCAGAGATGTCCTCATGTTGCCAGTTAAGGCTTGCATATATAGCACTTCTTCGCGAACCCCCTTGCATGACATTTCGCCCGATTTCATTAATCGCATACATAAGAGGGATAGGTCCTGAAGCAGTTCCTCCTGTTCGACTAAGTGCTTTTCCAGAAGGTCGAAGTCGCGAATAGTCAATCCCAATACCTCCACCAGTCATTAAACAACTCATTGCTCGCCATGTTACAGCACTCCATTCTTCTCGTGTATCTTCCTCGGCACGTAAAAGGTAACAGTTATTGTATGCCTTGTAAGGCCGCCCGGCGTAATACAAGTATCGACCACCAGGGAGGAACTTAAATTCTCGAATGTACTCGGTAAGTTGCCTACGATCTTCTTGAGACATGAGCGCAGCGACTGTTCCTCCGCGTGTACCACAAACGTCTTCGACCAAACGCTCAGAGAGCTTGGCCCAAGTGTCCCCAGGTCCTTGTGCATACTTGTATCGAAAGATGTTTTCACCAAATGTATTCCTAAATTCTTTTTGTGTCAATTGTACTCCAAATAGTTGGATAGTGTTTTGTAAGTTCCTCTCGGATTAAATCTGCAAGTTGTTTAGTTTCTTTCTGAGTACCATTACCACAGCGAAGTTGGCAAAAATGATACCAAGAACGAATAGTACCATTCATATACATTTTACTAGAAGTAATACCTTCTGGTAAAACTACTCGTGCTACTTCTTTAGCAATACCTTTAGAAAGAGCCCACTGATAAGCTTCTAGAGCATGTTGCTCTAAACTAATTTGGTGGGCAGCCCACTCATAAGAAAGAGTATCATCTTGAGTCTCAATACTAGCTTGTCGATTTTTATAGTCTTGTAAACGTACTTCTCTGAGAGGAGCTTTATCTAACTTATCTATTGAACTATAACGCTGACTAAATTCTTGAAAAGAAAAACTACGGTGACGAAGAAGTTGCCTAGCAATATCTCGTGTTGTATTAATTTCAAAACAAGCATTAACCATTTCTAGTGGTGACCAATGCTGATTAGCAATTAAATACTGAATAAGTTTTGTCGAATCTTTTCCTTGATTTTCAGGAGCAGAGACACGCGCCATGTCACCGATTAGTTGTTCTCCGTTTGGTGTCGTCCAAATAAGTTTCACCAATGATGATGTCTTCATTCCTGTCAAACTCCTTGATTTGTTGCTCTGCTTCTTTTTCTTCCACTACACGTTCAATGAAGCGTTTCTTTCCACGAGTCTTCTCGTTTTCTTTCTCGCGGTTAGTTTTCTGTTTCATACTTCCTTAAGAATCTGTAAAGTATTTCCTAAATACCAAGTACCACCCTGGTGTTCTGGTCGTTGAAGTTCTTGTTTAAGACTAAAATCTACTAAACACCAAACTCTATTTTTTTCTGAAAGATGAGGTGCTTTTGGTTCTTTACAAATATGCCATCCGGGTCGATGGGCATAACCTTTAGTTTTAAAATCATCAGCTTCATAGACAATACCAGGAAGAAGTTTTAACTTTTGATTAATAAAAAGTGGCCCATAAGAACCATCTTTACGTTTACGAAAAAGTTTATAACCAATCATCGCACTGCGTCTTTAAAATCGTCTTCTTGTTCTTTAATGTAGTCTTCAAGGGCATCAACCAATTCCATTGTTTCCCAACCTAAGATATCAAGGATTTCTTCTACAGACAGTTCAGCAGCGATGAGGTCTTTTAGTTCCTCAAAGCTATTATGCATATTCAATTTCCTTTACAGGGATATCATAAGACTTAGCAAACTTGATTTCTTCTGCTACACCATATGAAGTATCCCATCCTGGTAGTTTATAAACCCATAGTTCATCACAATAGGCAAGAATACCAAAGTCTTGTTTTAGCCACCAGTCACCCTTTTTAGGATGCCAACCTGCTTCTGTTTCAATAGAGTGGCTATGAGCAATAGGAGAAAACACGGTATAACCTTCCTCCATAAGCTCAGCAGCCTTAAGACACGCTAGGTGATAGGCTTCTTCACGACTACCCTTAAACGCTGTATAGGGAGTGGCTAAATAAATTAGTTTATCCACCATGAAAAGTATCCCGTTCTTGCTTACCCATTACCCATTGTTCTGTTACTTTGTTAAGTTCTTGCCAAAAATCACTTGGGGGACGGTAGGTATCCCCAATTGCGCTAGCCATTGAAGGTGCAGGATGAAGTCGCTTTGCAGTTCGTTCAAGTTCTGGGTAAGCAGACTTACCTTGACTAAGAACCATAGAATCAACAGTAGGTGACTCAAGCTCAATAAGCTTTTCAAGAAAGTGAATAGCTTTCTGAATGTCGGCCACACCGCCTTTGTTACGCCATCGTGTAATGTATTTGATTGCACTACCTTCAAAGTATCCTAGGTTGTTTGCATGGACATAGGTCCACGGTTGAATGGACATTTCTTTATAATGATTTCCTGAAATCTGTTTATCATCTGCTTTCATTTTAACTTCCATATTTATTTTTAAGATACTTTAAGGACACTGGCATTAAATCAAACATACCGTCTTGTACCTCATGCAACATTAAGATTCCACGCCAGTGTTTGTTACCCTGGGGGCCCAGATAATCTTCATCATGTTCATAACATGAACCGGCAATAATCGCAGTGATAGGAGATCCATCGGCTCGATTTCCCATTGCAATTTGAAGACCTTGCTGGTGTCCGGCAATGCAAGATTGGTGCTTTTTAGCCAGCATTGTAGCAGCAGACGCACAAGGACGACCAAGGGCACCTGAAGTAAAATAATGACTGTAAGCAATACCGTCAATAACAACAACTTCAAGGTATGGAAAAACTTCCCAATCTTTTTCATATTCCAGGTCATTAAGTGAAAGAACACCTTCAAGTTTAGCGTCAGAGTTTACAGCCCTTGTAATACGGTCCTCATGGTTCCCTAGGGTGAGCACCATACGCGGTTTGTATTGCTTCTGTTTGTTTAGCTTTGCTTGTTTGTTAAACTCTTTAATAGGCCCAAGAAGCGCTTGCATTGCTTCTTTTGCAGCAGCCACATCTTTAGTGTATCGCTTGCCTTCAAATGCCTTTTTTCCCACGTCGTAGGAAGATAGGCTAGGCATATCAGCAAAATCGCCACCACAAACCACCACATCGGGCTGTTTCTTGACAATGTAGCGGCCGATACACTTAAGGAAATCGCTATTGTCACCATCACGAAATTGAACATCTGGTATAAATAAATGAACTTTAGTCATGTTCTACCCAAGTTGTCCAAGTTTTTCCACATGACCTGCACAACATATCATACCAATCATCACCACCATCGTAAGACTCTCCTGAATCTACAATAATAGCTTCATAGTTAGAACAAAATCGACATTTATATTTAATCATCCATTTCCTCTTGCTCCTCATCGTCATCAGCATCTAAGTCTGT